GGGGTGGCGAGGGTCTTGATGCCCAGGTCTACGCCGACGGCCCCTCCCTGCGGTGGCTTCGTCACCGGCTTGTCGTCTCGCTCGACCGTGAGCGATGCGTACCAGCGGCCCGCCCGCTTCGAGACAGTCATACGCAGCACACGCGCCCCGCCCACACGCTCGGACACGTCCTCCATACAGTGAACGCGACCGACCTTCGGCAGTTTCAGCGCCTTCGGATCACCCTGAATGAGGCCAAATGCGCCGGTCGTATATGCGAAACGCGGTGCAGCCTTGCTCTTGGCCTTGAACTTCGGGAAGCCGACCTTGCGGCCACGACGCTCACCCCGACGACTTTTCGACCAGTTCGACAAGGCGGCAGCCAACGACCTAAGCCCAGTGTTCGCAGCCTCCTTCGAGTTCTCAGCCCACCACGGGGTGCCGTCCGCGTTCACGGCCAGAGCATCCTTGTTGGCGTTCCACCAGCGAACCAGCGCATAGTATGACCACTCCGGCTTCGCGCCCGTGTCGATACCGGCCTTCACGTGAGCGAGACCCGCGTTGAACGCAAACCTGGCCGCACCAGTATGAGACAGCAACAGGCGCTCCTGCGCGGGGGTCGGGTCAAGCGCGACCTTGACAGCCTCAAACACCACGCTCACCCCTTCTCATACTTGGTCGGTGAATATAACGCACAATAGCAACCCAAAGCCACAGCAGCTCACCAGCAGCCCATGGAGGTGAACGATGCGGGCGGGACGGGGAGGCCGTCGATGCAGGCCTGGCACATGAGCTGTCCGCCTCGTTCGAGGACGATCTTGTAGGCGTTCACGGCTGTGGTCCTGAATGTGTGGGCGTTGATGCACCACCAGGTGTAGGTCTTGGTGGGGTCGCCCTCCCAGATGGGTGTGTTCTCGCGCCAGTAGGGGGCGAGCGCTTCCGGGTCCACGTAGGGGATCTCAGTGCTGTTGTTGCTCATAGTGAGTACCTGTTTCCATATTGGCCGTTGACGGCACGGTCGAGGCCGTATTCGAGGATGATTTCAGCCCAGTGCGTTGGGCGGGCGTGCTCTCCTGTGTATGTGTGGCAAGCTCCGCTGCCTTTGGGACCAACCGTGAGGAGGACGCTCGAGCGAGCCCTGCTGGGCAGGTAGAGGCCTGTGGGGTTGGTGCGGGGGCGGGGGCGTTTCCCAGAGGGGCTGAGCCAGGCTGAGGTGCCGTCGTAGCCGAGCTGGAGCTTGTGGTAGTCGCGGATCTGGGAGACGAGGAGAGCCAGGAGGGACACGTCCTCCGTGAGGAGCGTGCGCAGGTGCGAGACGGGTAGCGCGTTAGGGGAGACGCGGATCGCGCTGTTTGCCTGAGCGTCGAGGCCACCCGCCCACCGGAACGGCTCGTACTCCGCCTGGTAGTCGAGGATGACGTGAACATTCTTGATGGCCTTGGGGGTGTCGGGCGCGTGGACGATGGAGCCGTCGAGGTTAACCATGAGCGCGTTGACACCTTCCTTTTCGATAAGGAACACCGAGTCCGGGTACGTGAAGTCCATGCGGTACTCGTACTGCTTGCCGGGCTTGATGTAGTTGGAGAGGAGGTTGGTGAGTCCGAGCTCGCGTGGGGTGCCGATCTGGAAGAGGTCTGTCCACGTCAGGATGAAGCTGTCGCAGACTTCCGTGATGCGGACGATGGTTTCGGGTTGCGCGTCGTGGCCCGCCCATCGGAGGCCTGCCCGCTGGGGGTGACGGCTGTAGCCTAGCTGCATGTTGCCGTTGAGGAGGTCTTCGAGGGGGCGGTGATTGTGGGGGATGTGGTTGTGGTACATGGCGGTCTTTCAGGCGTAGTGGGAGATGCCGACGGCTCCGATTTGGATGCCGGTGCGGTCGCGGATTGGTTCGCCGGGGACTCGGATGTCTGGGCGATGGTAGATCTTGAGGGCTTCGGCGGCAACGCGAGACACGATGATGAACACGCCGTGGATCGGATCGGGCAAGCCGATGCACTGGTCCGGGTGGTTGATGTTCAGCGTCTCGGGGATGCCGGGGAACGTCTCGGGGAGTGGCTGGTATTCGTCGGGGACTCGGACGACGGTGCCTGATAGCGGGATGACGCACAGGGGTGTCTGCTTGTCGTACCCGTACATGGTGAGTGCGTGTGGAGTGCCGTTGACGTAGACGACCCCGTTTTCGGCGGCGATACCTACGAGGGGGCCGACGCTGGTGTCGATTGTGACGTTGCGCAGCATGTTGGCGTGTCCTTTCTGGCTGGTTTACTTGTGGAGCGTCGCAAACCAGGTGGTTTGGCCGTTTAGGAGCGGCTTCGCCTGGGCTGCGTCGAGGACGACCACGGGCGGGGACGTGCGGTTGGAGCCGGGGCTGCTGGCGGTCGCTGCTGCCCATGCTGCCTGGTAGTTGTCATCGGGCTGGCTGGGGGTGCGGTATCCGGCGACGTAGAGGGTCGGGGTTGCACCGAGGGTGGCGAGGTCGAACATGGATGCGACGGGCGTGGCGGGGGTCTGGTTCCACGGGTAGACGAGCGCGGAGATGTCCCACCCGTCGGGGAGGTTACGGACCTGGAGGTGGTTGTCTGCGTCGAGGCTGCGGAACATGGCCTCCCACGTGGCCATGGAGGCGTTGGCGGTAACCATGTTCGTCACGTTGTCCGCGTCGGGGGTTCCGGCGTTCATGTGGGAGACGTAGAGGACGGGGGTTGCGCCGTCGGAGAGGAACACGTACCCGTCGAGTGTGGTTGGGCAGTCGGTGGGGGTGTCGGTGAGTGTGGGCGCGTAGGCGACGGGGTAGATGCCGGTCTTGAGGTACTGGTAGCGGCTGGTGAGCGCGTCTTGGACCTGTGTGCGTTGGGAGAGGCATGTGTCGTGGTAGGCGACGTTGCCGGTGTCCCAGGCTGCGCCGTCGGGGAGTGAGGGGAACAGTGTCCAGTCGGTTGTGTCGCCGTTGGCTGGCTTGTCGGTGCGGGTCTTGTCGAGGCCGCGTTCTGACCTGCGGGTGATGTCTTCGACGTGGGATTGGGCTTCCTGGTATGCGTCGCGCTCAGGGTTGAATGCTCCGGCCAGGTGCATCACGATAGCGACGATGACGATGGTGAGGAGGATGAGGGCTGCGGGGATCGTGAACACGGCGGTTGTGCGGGCTTTTTCCTGCCCTTCTTCGCTCTCGTAGTCCCAGGAGTCGATGGCGGCTTCTGCACGCTTGTAGGGGCTGCGGGGGAGTCTCATTGTGCGGCTCCTACTGTCTCGTACTGGTCGTTGTACTCGTCCTCAGTCATGACTTCCCAGTCGCCCCACCCGTGGGGGCCTTCGACGATCACGGTGCCGGGGCGTGCGACGAGGCCTGTGTTGTGTCCGAGGGACAGGTAGCAGCCATGCTGGTCACGGTTCAGGGTGAACGACTGGTAGTACTTCTCCGCGAGCTCTTCGATGGATGCTTCGGTAACGAAGAAGGCCGTGTAGTCGGCATCCTCACGTCGAACCGCGTTCACGACATGGACCGCAGGTTGGGCGGCTTGCGGGTTGGCGACGGCGAGGAGCACGTCAGCGTGGCATGGCTTGCTGCTTGGGCACCAGCACATGAGGTCGCGTCCGGCGAGGTGCTTGCGGGCCTGGCGTGCGACTGCCTGCCCGTCTGGGGTGGAGCGCAGCCATTTGGTGAACAGGGCGACGGCTTCCTCGTGGGTGGCGACGATCCCCGGCTGTGGCGCTGCTGCGGGGTCTACCCTCCATGGGTTGCCGTAGATACTTCCCCTGCCGACGTAGACGGCCCCGGCGGGGGCTTTCCATCCGCGAGTGCGTTGACGTTGGATGCGCTTAGGGCTCATAGTGTGTCTCTTTCTGTCGGGGCGTTGACGGCTCCCAGGTAGCGGGTGATGAGTCCTCGATGCTCGGGGTGCCGGGTGATGAACTCCCAGAGGTTGCTCGCTGCTGCCGGGTGGGTGGAGGCGTTCTCGATCATGACGGTCAGGTTCACGCCATCGCGTTCGTACCGCTTGGTGAGGTCGTGTATCTCGCGGGCGAGTTCCGCATCCTCATCGTCGATGCCGAAATGGCGGTCTGGCTTGTACGCTTCGGGGGCCCGGTTGATGAGCTCGTGTTCTGTGAGCCCGTATGCGGTAACGGCAAGGGGACTACCGTCGCTGGCGTGATCGGCCAGGAGGGGAATGTCGCGTTGCCACATGCTGCGCTGCCTGTGTCCAGCGTTGACTGCGACGGTGCGGGAGTAGGCTGCGGCGTTGAGCTTCACTGCCTTGTCTGGGTTAGCGATGAAGCTGGTGACGATCTCGACGGTCGGCACGTCAACATGCTTGCTGATGGTGTCGATGTCAGCGAAGATGCCCCAGACCTGGTGGTGGCTGGGGCGACGCACGCGGGGGAAGTACTTCACGCCGCCTTCTTCGCGACTTGCTTGAGGCGCTGTTCGCGCAGGAAGTCCTTGAGCTTGGTCAAGTCACACACGGCGGGTTCAGTCGCGTTCATAACGGTCCTCCACTGTCGTAGTGGTACTGGCGACTGTGGAGCAGGCGCACGCAGCAAGGATGAACAAGTTCACGCCGGGAACAACCGCCAGGAGCGATAGCCCCCAGTGGTAACCCGCATCAACAAGCCTGCGACTTGTAGCGGCAAGGAATGGGAACGTCTGGACGATGAGCCAGACCGAGAACCCGAGAATGATGGGGATCGCTCGAGCGATGGCTTCGTGGCGGTTGTGGAAGAAGTCGCCGCGGGTGGTAGCGACGTAGATGAGGCCGGTGGTCCACCACCACCACACGATCAGGGTTGTAGCGGCGTAGAAGCCTGCGGTGGGCCAGTAGTCACGTCGGCTCATTGGGGTGGAAAAATCAAGAGCTTGCGTGTAGAAGTTCTTGACGATGGAGCCAGCGCGTTTGAGGGCTGGGGGAATGGGGATGTCGGTGACCTGAACGTCTGGGGCGAGGTCTGGGCGCTTTGTCATGGGTGTGGTCTTTCTGTGTTGTCTGGCTGGTCGGGCATGATGCTGACGTACTCTTCGGGTTCTCGTGGCGCGTTGAGGAGTGCCTTCGCTTTCGGGTTAGCTCTGATCGCGACTTCGACGACGGGCTGTGGGAGACGGTCGATGCCTTGCCACATGAGGGGCCGGATCAGGTTCCGGTACTTCTCAGGCTGGTGACCTTCCCAGAGGATGCGCGCGATGATGGGTGAGCGCACCTGGAAGATGATCGGGTACTGGACTTTCTTCGCGAGTGCGGGGAGCGCGAGGTTGAGCTTGGAGAGAAGTTCTCCAGTGCGGCTGATGTCCGCCTTGTTGGAGGGGTGGTACGCGCGCCACCAGACGGGTTCCTTAACGCCCTTGATGAACAGGGCGACGCACGTGTGGCCGGCGGCGTTCGTGTAGACGCTGATGAGGTTTTGGGGGGTCTTGCGGGGGGTAGTCACTTGGTCTTCTCCAGTTGCTTCCAGGTTGTCGTGAGGTCTTCCTCGAACTCGAGGAGGGTTTCGTACACGCAGCCAGCGTGTAGGGATACCGTGTCGTTGGGGATTGCGAGGCGGGCCTGCACGTAGGGCACGCCACCGTCCTTGATGGGCTTGTAGGCTCGCTCGAGCGGCACATCGTCAGTGAATAGCGCTTCAGTTTCATCACGGCCCACGTGATGCAGATGTGGGAGGGCGACGAACTCAGCCGGTGTCAGGTCCGCGAGCGCGACTGCTTCGCTGATGTCGTCCGCGAGCGCAGGGTCCGCGCCTTCGTAGAGAGGTTCCCCTGGCTGCACGGTGAGGATCGAGAGCGGGTTACGGGTGCCGGTTTGCTCGACGTACTTGCGCACATTGTCAGGGCTGACGGTCGTCACGCCGATCCCCCAAATGGCATGGTAGGCGTAGTCCTCGATCTTTGCGGGGCAGCGTGGGTTGACACAGGTGATCGCTGCGAGGTCGATAGAGGAGGCGAGGGGCCACTCGCATCGTGGACACTGTGAGGGGAGGGCTGATGCGAGCTTGGGGGCAACGCTGCGTAGGCGTTTGGCGACCTCGGTGATGAGGGGCACCGGCTCACTCCTTCCTGTGAGGGGTTTCGTTACCCTCATAGTTTATCGCATTTTGGGGCAAAACCACGGGGAACTGCCCGTTGTGAGCATGTTTCGGTGCATGGAAAACCCCTACCGTTCCCAGAGTGAGATCCGGCAGGGGGCAGCGGTGATCGCGTGGGCTTAGAGCCAGGATGTTGGCAGGCCTCGTTTCGCGAGTTCATACTTGATGCGGTCAGCGACTTCGCGCGCAAGAGCGAGATGCGGACTGTTGGCTCCGTAGCGGTCTCCGATGTCCTTAAGGCGATCCTCGATGCGGATGGGAGTGCCGGTTGGGGAGGTCGTCATGTCGGCGGCGTTGATAATCAGGAGCTCATCATCCATGTAGCCGACGGTGGGGTCTCCGTGATCGTAGACGGCATCTGCTGCGACTCCCAGGCCGATGAGGACTCTGCCGCCTGCGTGAGCGTGATCGTTGGGGTCGAAGGCGTATCCAACGTCGTGTAGGAGCCCAAAGATGTAGAGCTCGCGCGCCCGATCCTCGGTCTTCCCGAAGATGGTCTTGGCGATTTCGTAGGCGCGGTTCGCTGTGGCGTTCATGTGCGCGAGGCGACTGGGAGTTAGGGGGGTGAGGGTGGTGGTCATGCGCGGGTTCCTTTCGGGTTGATGTGAGCGCGGATCTGGTCGAGGCTGACGGGCTGGTAGCCCCATGCGTCTACTCCGACATTGACATCGAAGCATCCCCATTCAGGGCGTGTGGGGGTCTGGTCATGGGTGTGGCCGTAGAGGAGGATGTGCGTCTCGTCGCGGGTGAGGGAGTTGCCGTAGAGCACCTTCGGGTCGAAGGCGTTGGACGAACACCCAGCGGGGACACCTGTGCGGGCGACCGTGTTAGCGACCTGCGTGGACGGATAATGCGACAGGATGAGCGGCGGCATATCGGCGACCTGGAGGACCATCGTGTCGGTGATCGTCGAGAACACTTCCGCGAGGCGCAGTGTCGCCCACCTGGCCTTCGGATCGTGGTTGCCGCGGACGAGGTGCATGTGCTTGTAACCGACACGCCTAGAGACTGACTCTAGGAGGGTGACGGCATGGTCGATGTCGCGTTTCCTGCCGAGGGAGAGGTCGCCGAGGCTATAGAGGCTGTCCCCGGATTGGAGGCATCGTAGGAGGTTTTCGACGATGGCCCGGTCGTGTTGTTCGACGCTGCGCGCGCCTCGGTGCATGAGGGCGACATTCTCGTGGCCGAGATGTAGGTCGCTGGTGAACCAGTGCGTCATGGTTGAGCGCCTTTCATGGTTTCGTATGCGGCGACAATGCTGTCGCGTAGGGCGGCGTAGAAGTCCCTGTTGATGGGGTGGTAGACCTCGTAGCGTCGCCCTTTGGAGGGGTTGTACTGCGAGGGCATTCGGAGGCTGTAGGTCGCGTCGGGTTCTCTGATGAGGCGCATGTCGGTGATGACGAGGAAGTCGCCGATGTAGACGGCTGCTTCGCAGAGGAACCCGCGTGCCGTGTCGTCGGGGATGTGGGTGATCTTCACGCGCGTGATCTCGGGTGTCATAGGTAGAGCCGTCCTTGTCTGCTGACGATGTTGCCGACGCGGATCTGCTTTTCGACGGCGGCGCGTGGGAAGTATCGGATGGTGTCCTCGAAGGTTGCGCCGGGGTGGGCGCGTAGGAACTCGCTGATGGTGGCGGGTGCTTCGTACACGGAGTCCGTGACGGCCCCTGTAGGCGCGTGTGCGGCGCGAACAGGCTTCGACGCTACCGCTGGGCCTTTGGTGCGCCCTGCGGCGCTCTGTGAGGCTTGCTGAGTGCGACGGCGACGCTCACCATCACCATCACGACGAGAGCCCTTGCTGCCCGTCGCCTTGGTCTGCGCGACACGGCTGCGGGTGGCCTTCCGGTCGGGAGCACTTGGCGCTGGCCGTTGACGGTTAGGATCAGCACTCATGGCCTCCAGTTCAGAGTCGGGGAAGCTACTGACGAGAGCCGTGAGGGCATCGCCGGTCAGGGGCGCTTCGCCTTGGATCCGTCGTAGGGGCTCGATGTACTCCGAGCGGGTGGCCGGAGTGATGGGGCGGGGGTGGGAGAGGAACGCGAAGCCTTGCTCTCGTTCTGTCTGCTCGAACTCGTCGAACATCTTCTGCATGAGGGCTTCGTAGTCGCCGGTGCCGATCACCCGGTTCTGGTGGTAGGTGGTTTGGGCGGCTTGGAGCTGCTGTGCGACTTCGGGGTCGATGTCCAGGATCATGGTTCGCGTCTCCTAGAAGGTGTCCCAGAAGGACTTGCGGTCGAGGTTGGCGCTTTCCTCGCTGGTCAGTGCTGGTGGTTCCGGCTCGTCACCTGTGTCGTCACCCTGGAATGCCGACTGGAATGGATCGTCACCCGCCGGAGTCTCCTCGCGTGTGGGAGCCACGTCGGTGTCGTCCTGGTCGCCGAAGGGGAAGAAAGCGTCGGTCTCTGCCGGTGCGGACGTTGAGGGGGAGCTGTCTGCGTGCGCAGCGCCGATCCGGTCGAACATGGCCTTGGTGCTGCTGCGCTTCCTGCCAGAAGGACGCGGGGCTGCTGGAGCTGACCTCGGTTCGGGAGCTGGGGGTTCGGGATCCTCGTTAACGGGGTCGAGCTTGTCCCAGTAGTGTCCGATGTAGGACTCGAGGCGTTCCATGCCCTTCGTGTTGGGGGCGAGGACCGCTGCTCTCAGGTACGTGGGCGCGCCGTCGTTGATGTCGGCAATGCGCACTGCCACATCGCCAGCGTTGGAGAGCTTGTACGGGAACTCGCTGGCTGAGTTCAGGCCGAGGTTTTCGGCGGCGCTTGCGTCGCTGGCTGACTTCGCAGTGATGCGCACGGAGATCAGCTCGGACACACTCTTGGGGATCACGTCATTCTTCACACGGTGGGGGATGAAGATGGCGCGCATGCCAAGGGCCGGGAACTCGGACACGAACCGCTCGATGAGCTCACGGTATTCGCGAGCGTCTTCCTTGCCCATGGCGTTGGCGAGGGACATCATCTCATCGAGGACGACGTACAGGAACGGGAAGGTAACTTCGGGGTGGTCACGTCGGAACTCGAGGACGTTGACGTAGCCGTACTGCTGCATGATGTTCTTGCGGCGCGGGGCTTCGGTGTTGACGAGGTAGCGGAGCATGTCGATCACCGAGTCCACGGTGTACTCCTTACGACGCACGTGCGGCAGGTCATAATTGGCGTACTCGCTGATCTGGTTCTTCGGGTCGCCGATGTAGAGGTGCAGGTCGTTGGGGCTCATGTAGGCGCACATCTGGTTGAGGATGAGCTTGACGATCCAGGACTTGCCGCTTCGGGGCTCACCGGAGACGACGATGGCGGGGGCTTTGAGAAGGTCCACGGCCTTGACGCTGCCGTCGCCGGTTGTTCCGATAACGACGGGCATCTCAGTCTTGGGGTCGCGCACGAACTTCTGTGCGTCGGGGGATGCGGCGTACATGTCGGCAAGGGAGATCATGCCGATCTTGGCTCCCTTGTAGACGCTGATGAACGCACGAGACCCGGACTCAGCGCTGGTGGCGTAGGCGTTGGGGTATTCGAGGTTGCCGTCGTCGTCGTACTTGTAGGTGTTCGCGACTTCATCGGCAATCGCCTGAGTCTTCATGCGTGGGGTGCGGCTGATCGTCAGCTTGAACATGAAGGGGTTCTCGGAGGCATCCTCGAGGTCGGGGAGGAGATCGTCGCGGGTGCCGACCTGCTTGGCTGCATCGCGGATGAGCTCAGCCCAGATCGCCCACTCTGCGCTGCCTTTACGGAGGTTGCGCATGTCGGCGAACTTGGGGCTGATCGACGGCAGGCCCTTCGTCAGGGTCTCGTAGATGAACTGGCGAGTCTGGGTGCCCTTCTGCATGTTCAGGCTCTCGAGGTCGGACTCGAGGGAGTCGTAGTCCACGTCCTTGGCGGGTTCCTCGTCGGGGATGAGGTCGTTCCAGTCCCAGCTGTCCGATTCCTTCTCAGGCTCGGGGGCGGAGGCGTTCACGGGTTCCGGCTCATCAAACACGGGGAGGGGCTGTGGCTCGGCAACGGGAGCAGGTTCCGGCTCGGGGGCAGGGCGGCGCAGCTGCTCGCTCACGTCGTCTTTCTGGTCGATGATGTAGCCGCCGGCGAATGTCGCGATGCCAATGAGGGCGGAGACGGCTGCGCCGACGAAGATGTAGTAGCCGACTGCGAGTGCTGGGAGGAAGTTCGACAGGAGCCACATGCCCGCACCCACTACTGAGACAACGCCACTGGTCTTCATGGTGGCTGCGCCCATGCCGCTCACGGACGCTGCTGTGTGGGTCTTCGCTGCGACCACAGCGGCTTTCGTGAACTCATAGGAGTTGCGCCCAGCTTTCGACGCTGCCTGCTGCGCTGCTTGTCCGATAGCCTCGGATGCTGTCTGCGGCTGCTGCCCAGACTGGCCGAAGGCTGCGGGCGGCGGACCCTGCTGCCCGAAGGATGGAGAGAACGGGTCAGCGGATGGGCCACCAAACGGCGACGGAGAGGGCGCGCCGAAACCGGATCGGGAGGAACCGAAGGGGTCATTGCCACCGCCACCGAAGGGACTATCGAACGAGGATGAGCGCGACGGGCCACCGAAGGGGTCGTCGAAGGAACTGCTGGACGGGCCGGAGTCCATGCCCCAGATAGACTCGTCACCCATGCCGGGCGCGAACTCAGGTTCCTGGTTGCGGGCGTTGAAACGTGCGAGCGCGTCGTCGCCGTTGGTGGGGAGGGCCATAACCGTTTAGGCCTTTCTGTGAGGTCAGCGGACAGTGATGAGAGCGATGACGAGGGCGATGGCTGCGACGATGCAGGAGATCGCGTGGAAGCCGTTGCGGTACTTCTCGTCGAGGTCTTTGAGGGAGTGGACTCCAACGTTGGTGAGGATCAACAGCATGGTGAGGATTGACCAGATCATCGGTTCGCGTCCTTGTACTGCTCGCGGATGTAGGTTGCTACGTCAACGCCGTCGGTGTTGCGTAGGAGGTTGTCCAGATCCTTGTCGATGGACACGAGCCACCCGCTGTTCTGCGCGGGGTAGCGCTGGACGGTGAGGTCGAAGGTCACGTCGCGCATGGGAGCGTCACCGTCTTGGGGTCCGGTGGTTTGGAGGTGATCGACGGCCTGCTGGTAGGCGTTGGTGATGTACGTGTAGATGTACTGATCGCCCTTACTTGTGTCGCTCTCGCCCTTGTTGTAGTCGCGGAGGTTCTGGAAGATCGTGTCGCGGTCCTTGTTCCAAAAGGTCTTGTTGGTAAAGTCGAGCATCTTGGCGCGCACCGTGTAGACCTGCTTGTCGGTGGAGAAGTTCGCGCCACGGGTGACGGACTGGACCTGTAGGGACAGGAGGCCGAGGCGGTAGCGGTCGCGCTGGTACTGGTCCTTGTAGTCGGTGCTGGAGGCGGTGTCGGTGTCGAAGAAGTCCGCGTAGGTCGTGGTGACGGATGAGCGGCGCGAGTTCGCTTCGGCGGTGGTGAAGTCGAGCGTGTTCAGGGCGCGCAGGTAGGCGTAGGTCACCTCATCGGGCGGGGTATCAGGGTTGCCGAGTGAGAGGAGGGTGCCGTCCACGTCCCAGATAAACCCGGACTTCGGGGTGCCGTACTTCTCCCGTAGGGTGGGCTGCTGGTTCATGAGGAGCTGGTCAACGCCATCGGGGCCCGCAGACTCGGACGCTGAGGGGGTCGAGCCAGACTGAGCGAGGGCGCGGACTCTCTCTTCGTTCGCGCGCGCTGAGGACGCTGAGTGCGAGAACCAGTAGACCACGCCGATGACGACGACGAGGATGACGGGGAGGATGATCTTCCACTTGGTGCGCACGAACTTGAAGAAGCGCTCGGAGGCCGTGAGGTCTTCCTCCGCGTCGCGCGTATCGTCGGCTACTGCTGGTTTCTGGCGTGGCGCGGGTTGAGCGGGTGGTGTGGGGGCCTGGGGGCGCTGTGGTGGGCGCTGCTGTTGTCCGGAGGGGGAGGCCGTAACCTTCATTTTCTCTCCCTTGGTTCTGGTTCTAGCTGGTTAGTTAATCAGGGCTGAGAAGTCCCAGCCGTCCGAGTCGGGCGCTGCTTCTGTTGGCTGCTCGACGGGGGTCTGCTGTGCGCGTCGTGAGCGTCGGCGTAGCGGTGGCCCCTGTTGGATGAGGTTGTCAATCTCGCGTTGGAGGTCGTCGGGATCCTGGAACGCTGTTGCTGCGCTCGTAGTCTCCTCAATGGCGGTGTCCTCAACTGCTTCGACAGATCCGGTCTTGAACAGTTCAGACTGTGCAATACCGTCGGGGAGCGCCACCTTCCCCAGGGTAACCTCTCCGGTAGAGAGCTTGATAACGAACGCGCGTTTGTAGGGTGATTCTGGACCGTCTTCGGATGTTTTGCTGGTTGCTGTGGCAAGTAGCGTGAGTTCGTCCTTGAGGTATTCGATACTGAGTCTTTTAGCGAGTTCGTTGCGAACACTCGCATCACCGATGCTGCCAATAGCGACCGACTGGACGTTCTCGAAAATCTTGAGTTTCGAGCCTGCTTCCAAAAACATTGATGGCTCGTTGCTGATGATGAGGTTAATGTCGCCCATCTTGCGGCCACCCGTGATAGCGGTGCCGAGAATGCCAGCGGCGCTAGGGAAAGCAGCCCAACGCTGAAGCTCTTCCCACACGGTGAGATTGAACTTACCCTCGCGTTTGCAGGTCAGGGAACGCACGTGGTGAATTGACGCAGCAGAAAGCTGAGAGAGACGAAGCTGCACGTCATCCACCATGACGGTGGCTTTCGACTTCATACCGAAGGAGCACAGGACGACGCGGGCATTGGCTACGTCTTCGGTGGAGACACGGTTGGAGAAGACGCTGGCGCGGGAGCCGTTGGGCTCGAAGTACTCGGCGAGCTGGGCGCGCACGAACGTGAGGGACTTGATGTAGTCCTCGTCGCTGGCGCGGTAGTCATCTTTAGCGACTCCGGTGCGTAGTGCTTCGTGGCTGTCCTTGATGACCTGGTAGACGTGGTAGAGGGTGAGGCCCTTGCTGTTCTTCCAGGTATATGCGTGCTCGTCGTCACTTAGCACGCCTGCGTTGCGGTAGACAATGCTGATGGCGTTCTTGAGGATGCTTTCGGCCCACTGGTAGGTGTGGAGGTGGGATCCCATGAGGGCGCTGAGGTAGGAGAGCGTGTAGTTCACAGCTAGGCCATGCGTTCCGTTTTCTACATCAATTGCGAGGTCGCCAGAGGTCATGATCTCAACGGGGTCGAAGTAGCTGCCCTGACCTTCAGCCATGTTGAGGATGAGGCAGGAGTCGTGGTTGGCGTAGAAGCTGACGAGCGGCGTGTACTCGTCGCCTTCCACGTCGTTGATGGTGAGTCGAACACGGGAGTACTTCATGAGCTCGTTGAGGAGGTTCTTCACGAAGAAGGACTTGCCGCCGCCTGTTTCGGCGATGACGACGAAGTTTTCCGCGTCCACGTCGTTCTCACGGAACTTGTAGAGGATCGGATACCCGGAGTTCACGTCTCGGGCGATGTAGGAGCCGTGTGTGCCGATACGGCCCTGGTCGTAGCCGGTGAAGCGGGCGATAATCTCGTCTGAGAGCACGTTCTTTCCGACGCGGCCGAAGGACTTGCGGCTGTGGTCCATGCTGAACGGGGAGAACGCAGCGGTGAAGTCGGCGAGGTGCTGGACGACGCGGTTGACGGTGATGCCGTTGCGGGTGCAGAACTGCTCGATCTTCTCGAGTGATTCGTCGAAGTCTTCGCCGCGGATGCCCATGACGATTGCGTGGCAGCGGTACTCGAAGAACTCGAGCTGTCGGTCGGCGCTGGTTGCGTTGGAGAGGTAGACGATGCTCTCTTCGCGCCACTGGTCGCGTGCGAGGTCGGTGGCGTTCTTCTGGTACTCGAAGGCGTTGTCGCCGAGGCCCTTGTTCTCCTCAGCGGTGTTCTGATAGTTCCGTAGGAGTGCCTTGAGTTTGGGGTCTTCCCAGTTGATTGTCGTGGGGATGCTGTAGTCCGTGAAGAACATGCGCATCGTGGGGTGGAGGCGCTTGCGCATCTCGGCACGGAACCGTATGGGGAGTGTCGTGCTGTAGCCGTCGAAGGACAGGAAGACGACGAGGTTGTCCTTGCCGGAGAAAGAGGCGCGGTTGTTCGTGTAGAGGTTGTAGTCGCGCTCGGGGAATGTGCGAGAGTCCCGCATCTGGGTGTTCGTCGTGAACACGTCGGCCCACACGTGGTACCAGGCGATGCGGTTCATCAGATCCCAGCGGCCCACTTTCTTGGGTCGTCCGGGTTCGTGGATGCGGCCTCCAAAAAGGAGACGCGCGAGCGGGTTGGTCTTCTTCGTTTTCGTTGCTGCCATGGTTGTGTCCTTATGAGCGGGCGGCTAGACTACCGAAGCCCTTCATGAGGTCTTCGTACTGGCTGGTCAGCTGAGCGTAGGAGCTGACGCGACGGTTGGCGTTTTCTGGGTATTGGGTGAACATGGGCACGTAGGTGAGGGTACCCGTGTAGAGGGTGTGCGAGGTGATAAGTCGTTCCAGGGGGAAGTCGGTGTAGCCCGCGACGGAGCTGAGGCCGTTCGCTGCGTACACCGTCCGCGACGCGGAGCCGGTCACCATGTGCCAGTGACTGTGGACTGTGCGGTCCACACAGATGACGGCGTTGTAGTTGTTGTCCTGGATGAGCTTGTCGTGCAGAAGCGCTGCGGTGGGCCTGCTCGTGAAGACCACGGGGGCGTGCAGCGCAGGGTCGTCGCTGGACATGGAGTCGTCAACCCAGGGGAACTCTCGGTAGTGCGTGTGGGTCACTGCGGAGGGGGACTCGATGAAGATGAGGCGGGGCCGCATGTTGAGGCGGTCTTGGAGGTAGTCTCGGAGCCCGAGCATGAAGCTGGTCAGGTACTTCATGTGGCCGAGGTCTTTGACCCTGTAGATGGGCTTGTTGCCTTGGTAGTCAACCGGGGGGAAGTTCGTGATGCGCGGGCCACCGTTTCCGCTCGTGTGAGCGCTCTGGAGCTGAGCGCGAGCGGCCTTGAGCGTTGCCTCGGACCTGCGCGCGTGCTCTTTTAGGGTGGCGAGACTGTCGTTCATGTCGCTGAGGATCCCGACGGACACCTCTGCTTGCTCACGGCGCTCTTCCTCGGAGCGCTCGTATGCAGCGACAACGTTGGATGATGACTCCGCAATGAGCGCAAGGGCTGCGCTCGGCAGAGTCTTCCCCTCGCGGACTGATTCGCGGAAGGCGAGCAGGATGTCCTTGTCGCCGGATACGTCGTCGGCGAGCACGAGGTCGGTTCCCGCTGCCAGGATCCCCTCAAGGAGGTCTGGGCTTTCGAGGAGGTAGGAGTCCGTGTGGATCGCGCCGTTCAGGCCGGTGATGGCCATGGCGAGTGCCGTGTCTGGCTCGTCGTTGACGTAGATGAGCTGTGCGTCTTGCAATCGCGGGTCTTTGAGGGCGGCGATTGCTTCGGGTGCTTCTTCTTCCGTGTCGTGGATGACGACAGCTTCGACGGTCAGCGCACTCGGCACTGTCGCGAGGAAGTCTCTGACGGATGCGGCGATGAGCCAGTCAGGGAACCTGTCTGGCTGGATCGTCGTGGAGATGAGGGCTTTCATCGCTGCGGTCCTGTGAGGGCTTCGATCTGTCGGATGAACGGGTCGCGGTCCCACACGATGCGGGGGGCGACGCTGGCGAGGAAGTTGAGGGTGCTCGGGTTCGCGCCGCCGGGGTGCAGCCATGCTGTCTCGGAGAGCAGGCGGCAGAGCTTGTTGCTGATCTGGTCGGAGTCGTAGATCGTGTTCAGGAGGGCTGCGAACCCTTCAGGTGACCCTTGGGGGGCGAGGAAGTGTGTCTGGGTGGGGTGCGCGTCGTTGAGGGCAGTCAGGAATGCCTCTGTCTTGCCCGTCGTCTCCAGGGGCATGTCAACGACCGTGTAGTCGAAGTAGGGGATGAATGGCAGGACGGCCTCGAGGTCGTCGAAGTTCGTGTTTTTGTCCTCTGCTGCCCCGTTGGACATGAAGTAGATGCCGCCGTCGAGGAACGGGGAGCTTTCCTTCATGGATGGGCGTGTGGCTGCGAAACCGTCGGCGTTCTCCAGGAACGCGAGGATTGGGTGTTCACCTGACTGGAGGTCGATGTAGAGGACGGTGTGGCCGCTCTGGGCGTAGGCATCCGCGAGCGCAGCGCTGTAGATGGCCGTCTGCTGGCTGTCAGCGGATAGGACGGCGTTGACGCGGGCCCCGGTGCGGAAGATCGGCATGTCTGGGTTCGCCGATGGGGTGAGCTGTGGGGCGTGCGCGCTAAGCGGGTGGAAGTCGCGTAGCTGCGGTGGTGGGCAAGCTGCGAGGCGGTCTTCGACGGTGAGGTTTTCGTCGTCGAAGAAGCCGGTGTCTGCGTGGCTTGCGCCTGCTGCGCCAAGGCTGAGGATATCGCCGGGGATTGCGCTGGCGGCGCTGTAGGTGCGGTCGTCGCTGATGGGCTGCGAGGTCAGGGTGGGAGAGGTGATGCGTGTGTCGGTGTAGGTGTCGGCGATGTCCTTGAGCGACAGCGTGAGGAGGTCCGCGAGGAAGGAAGCCTCAAGTCTATCTGACAGCGGAATGATGAGGCTGTGCGGGTGGTTGACGTTTGCTCGATACTGGTTGATGCGGTCCTCACGCGCCTTCTTCACGAGGGCTATGCTCTCGATCTTCTCGGCCTTGCCGAGGAACATGTTGAGGATCTGTAGGTTGGTATCCAGGAGGTTGCCGGTACCAAGCGTGGTATCGCTATCGAAGATGATGAGGCGGTCGATGCCGATGGCGCTCGCGTCAGTGCTGGAGTAGCGTCCATTCAGCTCTACAACAGAGTTGAACACCTCGTATGCGTTGGAGTCAACCTGGTTGCGCGCGCTGCGCAGGAGTGCGTCTGCGGAGGCCTTCTCAACGATGAGCGCGATGCTCATAGCTTTTTTCACGTTCTTATAACCTTTCGAGCGTCTGTTACTGGATGGGGGTGGTGGTGCCGTCGGCGTGGATGATGCGTGTGGGGCGCAGGAAGCGCTTGTAGCTGACCTGGCCTGTGGATTGGCGGATCGCGTCGGATGCGGAGAACGTCAGGAGTGCGAAGTACTTCTTCGCGAGGGCACCGATCTCGTGCGGGGGCATGTAGGAGGCTGATGCCCAGTTGGCCTCTTCGCACAGTGCAGTCTTGAAGGCGATTGCCGCCTCGTGCAGATCCTCGTAGCTGCCGGTGCCTTTGGTGGTGGCCAGAAGGTACACGTCGCCAGGGGTGGTGGCGTGTTCTTGGAGGGCTGCGAGGTTTTCGTAGGTGGGCCGTAGCACGTCGTTGCGCAGTGAGGGGTTCTCGGTGTTGGCGAGGTCTTCGTTGAGTCCTTCGATGCGTTCGTCTTTGCCGATGCTGCCCATGTAGTCGATGTGGCCGACCATGATGCCGCGCCTGCCGGCTTCGCGCATCGCGTATGCGTATCCCTCGTAGTGGTCGAAGACCGCCTGGGCGGTGTCATTTCCGACGCGGGAGCCTTTGTTGGCATGGATGAAGATTCCCATGCGTCCGCCGGTCTTGAAGTAACAGACGTAGGGGGGAGTGTTCTCGATCCGGTAGATGCCCCAGACGTTGCTGAGGGCCATCCGGTAGTCGTTGGCGAGCTGTTCCATGAGGTCAGCTCGGAACTCGCGTTCCTCAAGTATGAGGTGCCGGATGATGAGCGACGCGACCGATGGGATGAGGACGATGCAGACGATCAGCTTGGCTCCGAGGCCCGCGCCTGAGCCGATCAGGTAGGCAAGGTCCAGGAAGAACGCGATTGCGCCTGCGCCTGCTGCCATGTAGAGGCGATTGCGCCACCGCTCTTTGCCGTTCACTTGCGGCTTGTCGAGTGTCAGGGGGATGGAGATGGACTCGTCTCCCACCTGTGGCCGCATGTCGTTTCTGGTGCTCATGCCCCTATTTTACTGTGTTTTTGACGGTAAAGACTGGTATGTGGGGTGCGTGTTTACCCGAAATGGACGTATCCGGTAACCCACTGGTTGAGGTAGCCCTTCTGGAAGCCAACGTCGTGGGTTGCTGCGGAGGACTCGTCGGGGGAGACGTTGAGGCCGGTTGCGCCGTAGTCGGAGGCGTGGACAATCCACCCGTCACCGACGTAGATGCCGACGTGGCCGGGGCCCGTGATGATGTCGCCGGGGGTGAGGACTGACTCGTCACCGTTGTAGGGGGTGGCGTGGGCGGCGAAGAAGGCGCTGTTAGCCGATAGGAGGCTGGTAACCTGCGCGGAGGATGACTGTCCGACGACGATGCGGTCCTGGTCAGCTCCGAGCTGTACGGGGTTGCCAGAGTCGTCCATGGTCCACCCGGCCATAAGGATGAGGGCGCTCACCCAGCCGGAGCAGTCGTAGCCGGTGGGGCCGCGGCCTCCCCAGTCGTAGGAGTAGTAGCCCTGTGCAGGGAGGTTCGCCATGGCGTATTTGGCGTTCGCGAGCATGGCGGGGCCGATTTGGCCGGGGGAGGCTGCGACTGTGGGGACACCATTACCGCCGTCGTATGCGTTGACAGCGGATGCGGCACTGACGGTTCCGTTGTTGCCGATACCCATAACTTCGGGGGAAACCTTATCCGACAGGTTGGTGAGCCAGAACCACCCGCCGCCCGCGAGGACGAGCGCGACGATAGCAAAGATCGCGAGGACAGTCACCCATCCCATCATGACGAGGCTGAGGAGCGCATCGACGGCACGGGCGGCGAACTTGATAGCTCCGAGGGTTGCCCGTCGGGCGATGCGCACAATCTTGGTGGTGTCGCTGTTTTCGCTGCCCGTTGCCTTCACTGTCCCCTCGAGGGCGGCTTTGGAGGCAACATCTGCTGTGGCGACGGCGGCGTTGAGGCCGACGCGAGCGGTGAGGGCGACGATCTTGAGGGAGATCGACAGGCACAGGAGGAGGAAGGAGAGAATCACTTCGCCTCCCCCTTCTTCGCACCCCCTGAGCTCTTGCCGCCCACGAGTTTCTTAGCGCCCGCCTTGATCTTGGAGTTGATGCTGGAGGCAGTGCTTTGAGTCTGCTTCTTGGACGACTGGACGGTATCGGTGAGAGCGTCACGTCGGATCTTGTCGGCGAGGTCGGAGCGTCCGAGCTTTTCTTGCATCTCGGCTTCGGCCTGCGCTGTCTGAATCTTCGTCTGGCGCGTGCTGGCCGCTGCGGCTTCGTCCTTCGCCGCCTGCGCCTTCTTGTCCTGTCGGCGCTGCATGACCTGCTGGCCTGCGTTGACGGTCCCGCCGACAGCGTTGGAGAAGCCCTGTTTCATTGCTGCACCGATGCCGCCCACTGCTGCGATCTTTGAAAGGGCGCTGCCGAACACGCCGGAGACGCTGTTGTACGCAGCCGTGGCGTAGTGGCGCATGTCCTTGAACACTCCCCGCAGGGTGCGGAAGTACAGGAGGGACACGATGACGTTGAGCGCGCAGATCGCGAGGAGCACGAATACGGGGTCACCGAGACGCACGGACGAGCTGAGCTGTCCGGTCACTCCATCGACGGGATCGCCCATGAGGAGGCTGATAATCCACGTCATGCCGAGCGTAATGAGGAGGAACTTGCCCAGTGGCGCGAGGATCGCTCTGGATGCCTTGGAGGCCAGTTTCCCGTCGGTCGCTTGGAAGACTGCGGCGAGGAGGAACACGAGGGCGCACACGGCGATTGCGAGGAGTGTCCCGTACTTGAGGAGCGGGACCACGTAGATGCTCAGGAAGTCGGTGAGGATGAGCATGACGGAGGTCGTCATGGACGATTCCTGCGTGACCTGCTTGTAGAAGTTGTAGTCGCCGGCCTCGAGGGCATCCTTCTGGAGGGAGTTCGACAGGATGAGACGCAGGTAGGAGTCGTAGGAGAAGTTCTTGAGCTCGTAGGACTGCGGGTAGAGCTGCACGCCCTGCTTGATGCCGAAGAACTCCGTGTCAGAGAACGCCCGGTTGAACTCGAACGTGGTGAGCATCGAGGTCGCACTGTTGAGCACGCTGTCCTGGAAGCTGTAGTAATTCAGCATCTCGTTGAACGGCTTACGGCTGTTCTCAAGAACGCTCATGATGCGCGATTCAACGCTCGTCAGGTCGGCCTTGGTGAGGCCGTAGGCGTTCATCTCCGAGGGGGAGAACACCATGGGGCGCTCTTCGGGGTAGGAGGCCGGGTCGAGGGGGTCAGTGATCGTGTAGGTCTTACCGTTGTGGCGGATCGTCTGCTGCTTGGCGTAGGAAGCATCGTAGAGCTGGTCCACCCATGAGGAGTGCATGTTGGCGAGCTGGGCGACGTTGACGTTCTGCCAGTACTTCTGGCGGTTCTCAGGGTCGTCGCGGAACTCTGCGTCGTGGCCTGGCTCGAACGGGAGGTTCGGGTAGGTCTTGAGGCTGTAGCGCTTGTCGTATTCGACGACGACGTTGTTAGCGGCCTTGAGGTAGGGGATGGTGTAGGTGAACAGTTCCTTCATGCCCAGGTAGTCCTTGAGCTCGCCGTCGTTGTCGGCGGTCTCGTCCTCGTTCTCCCCGGAGGCATTGTTGTAGAAGAACCCCTGGTTGGGCCGGTTCAGGATCATGTCCTTGTAGCCGCCGGACGCGCTGTTCTTCGCAGAGAGGCCGTGGTCGTAGGTGTACCACGAGAAATGGTAGTAAGGGGACTCGGATGCGAGCGCGAAGGCTCCCAGGCCGTTGTAGTCGGCATCGGAGTAGGACTCGTCGTCTGGGTTGTACCCGGCGGGGTTGGCGTTCTTGATCTGCTCACGCGCGGACTTGCCCTGCGTGTAGGTGCCGAGGCTGAACTGGTAAGCGCCGCCGGGGATGCCCACGTGGTCGTTGTAGGACAGGTTGTCGAGCTTTTTCACGTCGGCGAAGTGGTCGGCGACGATCTTGCTGGACAGGACGGGCGTGATGTAGGCCAGGGTGGCTGGGTTGGAGTCGCCGGTGGGGCGGTTGGCGAAGCCGGACCCCATGTAGGTGTCGAGGTCCGCCTTGTAGTCCTTGTAGTTGTCCTTGAGTCCCTGTGGCCAGTTGTCGGTGGCGGGGTCGGTGTTGACGGTGGCTTTGCCGTCGCCTCGGGCCGCTACGCCGAGGTAGGTGTAGCGGGATGAGTTGGAGATGTCCACGTAGGAGCGGTACAGGTACGTGGAGTTGGGGTCGTCGAGGTAGGTCTCGCCACCGTATGCCTGCTGGGTGGCGCTGTTGAGGAGCTTGGAGAGGCTAGGGCTGTTCTGTGTGGCGTTGGCGAGGTCTTTGCCGTATTCGACGGCGGTGCGCTTCTTGGGGGATTGCCACTTGAGGAGGATGTTTTCGCCGCCTCGGTTGCTGATCGAGTTGGCCTTACCGTCGGTGCCGTCGGACACGAAGGATCCCATGTCGGCACTGTTGTTGAACACGGTTTGCAGGTAGTTCGAGTAGTCGTCACCTGCTGCGGCCTTGTCGATCTCTGTGGAGTACGTCTGGTGGGTGATGACGGCCCAGTACGTGAACTTTTGGCTGTAGACGGCGTTGCTGAAGCGGTTTGTCGTGTCCACGACACCGTTGATGACGGGGAAGATCGACAGGGCGATAACAACGAAGATCGTGAAGGAGCCGAGGGCTTGCTTCCAGCTCATCATGCTCATGACGGTGTAGACGCACAGGATGATGAGGATGACGAGGAGCAGGTAGACGGCGTTGTTGTTGTAGACGTTGATAAGCGTGTCAGTCCAGGACAGATCGTGCAGGTTGGGTGTGGACACGTATCCGGCGAACCCGGTGTAGCGTGTGGTGCCCTGGACGATGCTGATGGCCTGGGTGCCGGTCATGTCGTCGTGCCAGCGGATGAGCAGGCCGGAGATTTTGCTCGTGATGAGCTGGGCTGCGTAGTTCGTGTGCTCCCAGTTCGGGGACAGGAAGAAGTACAGGTAGTTGGTGATCGCGTCGGCTTTCTCGTTCTTCACCTGCGCGGGGTCGGCCTCGAGCTTCACGTCGGACTTAACGGCGGGGAGGGAGGCGTTGTACTTCCAGCCCATCTTCTGATTCACCTTGTCGTCGCCGAATGCGGCCATGACGTAGCTGGCGTAGAGGCTGACGGCGGTGGGCTTGGGCATTGATGCGGCGGTCTGGGCGAGGTTCGACGCGGGGTCGAGGGCTTTCTGCCAGGCGTTCGCCGTGGTGTTCTTGTCGAGGTTTCCTGCCTTGGCGAAGACCTCGCCGGAGGGTGCGGTGATCGCGTCCTGGTACATGCCGTCTTCGGGCACGTCGCCCTTGAATGCCTGGATGTCGTCGAGGACGATCATCTTGTTGGTCGTGTAGACGGTCGTAGAGGTCTGGCCTTCGTGTGCGCCGACCCATTCCTTATAGATGAACGGGGAGCGGGACTGGTTGGTTTGCGTCGCGGAGCGCATGACGGCGAAGGCGTTCTGGTTGTTGCCGCCGAACATGTTGTGCACGTACTCGTCAGAGGCTACGCCCGCCGTCTTGTACTTGTCCTTGAGCTGCGTTTCGAGCTTTTCCTTAGTGTCAGTCCAGGAGTCGCTGAACCACCCGTCGTTGGCGGTGGTGTTGCTCGCGGAGCCGGGCTGCGTCTTGCCGTAGAAGCCGGAGATCGGCATGTAGCCGGAGCCGTTCGCGTCATCGAGGGTACTGCTGATCTTGGTGGTGGCGTAGTTCGTGTTGTAGCCGCTCGACGTTTCCCAGGGGGTCGTGAGCTGCTGCTCGATGTTGGAGAGCACGAGGTTCTGGAAGTTCACGGTGTTGTAGGCGCTCGCGGGCCCGTACTTGGTGCCGGAGGAGTCCACCTTGGTCCAGGTGCCGGGGTTCATGGATGCGGGGATCGCTACCCACGTGTGGTTGGGGCCGCGGTACACGATGTCGCCGAAGGGGCTGATCGCCATTTTGCCGGAGAAGCTGGACTGGTCGAGGGCGGTGTCGGCGAGGACTTTGGCTGCTGCTGTTGCGTCAACGCCGTCGGTGAATGCGTCGGCTTCGCCCTTGGAGAGGTCAGCGTCGGCGGTGGAGAGGTCGAACAGGCTGGAGCCGTAGCCGTTGCCGAGGTCGGCCATGGAGAGCGCCTGGTAGAGGGCGATGGTGGAGGGGGTGAGGTTCACGCCGGTGGGATCCCAGACGAACGCCGGGACAGTTTTGCCGTCCACCTGGTAGACGAGGGCGTTCCACTTGGCTTTCATCGCCGGGTCGTCTTCTTTGAGGAAGGTGTAGTTGGGGTTGGTGAGGCTACCGCCTGACACCATGCGCAGGAAGGAGCGCCAGTCGGTCGGGTAGGAGTCCTTGACTGTCCAGGAGGTGTTCTGGTCCCAGTAGTCGCCGTCGGAGTATGCGAAGGATAGGTCGGTGCCGCCCTGCCAGACGTTGCCGATGATGTAGGCGGCAACGGAGTCGGCGGAGTCGGCGCTCATGCCGACTGTGGACTGTAGGGCGCTGGATACGGACTTCTGCGTCGCGTCGCGAGCGTCGCTGTCCTTCTTCATGATTGAGCCGTTGTAGTTGAACTGGCTCTGGAAGGGGACGTAGAAGTTCGATGCGAAGGTGCCGAGGATCCGTAGTTCTTCTGGCTTGAGGCTACTGGCGTTGGTGTCTGCGAGCTTCTGGTTCTTCGCTAGGTTGATGATCGCAGCGGTGCGGCTCGTCGCGTTGCCGCCCGTGGGGGTTTTCTCGTCGGCGGCGAACGCTGCGGGGGCGACGATAACGCTGCTCGTGACGACGAGGGCCATGAGGAACATGACGACGCGGGGCGCTGCCTTCTTGATGCGGCGCACGGTCGAGCGCATAACGCTGCGAATCTTCTTCATTTGCGTAACCTTTCTTAGTTCACTCCGGCGACCTGGAGGAACCATCCCATGATCTCATAGATGCTGCCGCTCACGAGGTAGACCAGCACGATGGCGAGTCCAGCCATGACGAAGACTCTCCGCTTGAACCAGATCCACACGGCACTCTTGTTACTGTCCATTTCTTCGCGCACTGCTCGTCGGGCTGCTGAGGAGATGAACCTGCGAGTGATGCCCTTGTCTGCGTCTCCGACTTGGAACACAGGGATCGCGATAAAGGCCAGGTCGATGAGGAGGCTCGTCGTCACGAAAACGATGATGAGGATTGCGACGAGCCCCAGGAAGGTGCTGAATGGTCCGGTGAAGGGCTTGAGGAGCGCCATGGCACTGTAGAAGTTCGCGGATGCGTCAGTTGTTAGGTTGCTGACCGCTGCTGAGACCTTACCGTCCTGCTGGCTGATGAAGGAATAGAGCTTGGACTTACGCTGCCCGCCGAGGCCGCTCTTGCTGGTAGCCGACAGCGCGGCCTGCATGTACGTCTGCTTGTCCTTGTTGCCGAGCTTGTTGTACGTCGTGAAGTCAAAGCTGACGGATCCTTCTTTAGCATCGTAGGCCATGATCTCGGGGGAGTTTTTGAGGCTCCGGTTCGCTTCGGTGACGATGGCGGAGATGTTGACATCGTTCTTGGCGATGTAGGTGGTGGCGCGCACGTTGTCGTCCGCGAAGGCTGGCCCGACAGAGAGGATGAGCGCGACGAGGGTAGCGAGGAGCGTCAGGAGCGCCTTGCGAGGGCCTGCGAGTGTCTGCGTGGGGGTCATTGGGTCATTTGCCTTTGCATGAGCGTGTGCGTGTTGTGGATGTCGATGAGGGCAGGGGAGCTGGCATGTGCTCCCCTGCCCTCGAGCGGATCAGAAGAAGTTTCCGGTCACGAGGTCCATGGCCGTGCCAACAAGGCTCCACAGGAGGTTGTAGGCGAGGAAGCACAGGGTGAAGCCGACAGCCAGGTACTTACCTGCGGCCTTCTTGAAGTACACCCAGACGGCGTTCTGGCCGTTCTCCTCAGCTTCGACAGCCTTTCGGGCTGCTGTGGACACGAGCTTGGCCCCTCCCGGGCCCCGCCCCCCCCCCGCCCCCATTACCATCCCCACCGCCGTTAGTAACGGCATCGGAGAGCACTTGGAATGCGGGGATGGTGATGTAGGCCAGGTCGATGACTGCCGAGATCGTCGTACCTGCGAGGATCAGGATGGCCAGGAAGCCCAGCGCTGTGGACAGTGGGCCGCTGAACGGCGCGAACCAGCGCGCACCACCGTCGAGGTCGGCGTACACGCCACGAGCGAGCGTCGAGGTCAGGAGCTTGGAGCCGAGGCCCGAGTTGGAGCGGAGCTCCTTGAACCAGTTCTGCTTCGTCTCTGAGGTCACGCCAGAGGACTTGGCGAGGGACGGGCTGTAGTCCTGCGCGGTCGGCTCCGTGTAGCTGTCGGTCTTGGCCATCAGGTCATTGGCGAACTGGCTCTGCGCGGAAGACGTGAGCTGTTCGTAGATGGCCTGGTTGATCGTACCCTCGGGCTTAATGATGTCCGAGCCGTTGACGGTGCCGCCGCCACTGAGCTGGTAGGTGTTGCCAGCCAGATCCTTAGCGACGGTGGTGCGCAGGGCCTTGTCGGCCTCCTGCGTGGCGTTGCCAGCGCCGTTGCCGTCGGCTGCGGGGAGCACGCCAGTGGATGCTGTGACGCTGATCGACGCGCTCGCGGGCGCAGTGACGGGTGCCGCTGTTGCAGCGGTGGTGGTGGCAACGATTGGGGCGACGGCCAGGAACAGCGTTGCAAGCGCCGCTCGGCCCATGCCTAGACGTGGGGTTTTCATTCTTGATGTCTTTCTGTGTCAGATGAGCTGGAAGGACGTATATGGGGCGATCCCGAGCCTGTAGATCAGCCAGCCCAGGAGTCCCAGGTTGACTGCGTGCAGGATGTTGAACACAACCTTCGTCTCCCAAGTGCCACCAGTGGAGAAGAAGCCGGGTTCGCCCTTTCGTCGGGGTTTGACGTGAGGGATGATCTTGATGCGTTCAGGCAGGATCTTCTTCCTGAGTATCACTCGGTTGATGAAGAGTCCCGTTGCGAACGGTAGTCCCTCGGGTGTGAGGAGGTCGAGGGTGAGGTGGGCGATGAGGCCCAGGATGATTCCGGTGAGTACGAGCTGGGTTAGCGCCTCCCCTAGGTTGGTCGTGAGCGGGTCGAGCTGGGTGAGCGCTCCGAGGAGGAGCAGGAACGGCAGCTCGCTGTGGGTTTGCCACGAGCGATGCCTACAGTCAAGGATACTGAGTATCTGAGCTGTTCGTGACTTGCGGGGCGCTATGTCACGTAGTGGTCTCGTGAGGTGCAGGATGTGGCTGATTGTCCTGGATACGGGATCCTGGGAGGGGATCGAGTGGCCTGAGCGTTCGCCGACGAGCTTCACCTCGTCCCACACACTACCGGGGTGGTGGTCGAGATCGCTTGCTGTGGATCCCCACAGGGCGAACGGGTACAGGACGACCAGTGAGGCAATGGGGGCCGCTTCGATGAGTGGCGCATGGTGCGCTGCGAGGGCTGTGTAGCCGATCATGCACGCTGCTACGCCTCCGGCGCGGTGGGTTGCTCCCTGCATTAGGCTGTGGCCTCCTGTAGGTCGTTGAAGCGCTGACGGAAGGCGGGGTTGACGCAGGTACGGAACGTCGTATCGGTGCCTTCCCACTTGGCGACGGCGGTTGCCCGGTTGAAACGGACTTTCCCGGTGTCACTGACGTGTAGTGCGCCGATGCCGCGGAGGACTGCACGCCCTGACGTGGCGAGCTCGCGGATGATGGTGTTCGCGTATGCGGCGAGCACGGTTCGGGCGAGTTCGATGTCGTACCCGTAGTCGGATGCGAAGGCTGCGTATTGGGCCTCGAGGGGCTGGCGTTCGTTGAGGCCGTAGCTGGGGGTGCCGTTGGAGAACTCGATGATGCCGAGGTAGCTGACGGTGGTCGGCTGGGTGGCGCTGGTTGCCTGGTTGGCTGTCCACTCGCCGTATCTGCTGATGATCTCGTGTGCGAGCGCGTGGCTGACCTGGCAGGTTTCCGCTGTCTGTCGGATGCGTGGTGTTCTGACGGTCATGCGAACTCCAGGGTCTTGATGGAGGCGTAGTACTTGGTGCGTACCTCCGTGTCCTGCCAGATGTTGTATGTGGCCATGATCTTGGGGTCGGACATGGCCTGAATGGCGGCTGCTTCTTCTGCTGCGCGGATGATGTCGAACTCGAGCACGTCTCCGTTGGTGGGGACGTGCTCCTTGAGCATGGTGAGGAGTGCGTCTGCTGTGGATGCGGAGACTCGCGCGCTTTCGGTGGCCTGGCGGCGGCTGTTGGGCATGAAGCGCTGCTTGAACACTTCCTTGAAGGTGCTCATGGGCTTCCTTTCTGGCGGGTGCGGGGGGCGACGCTCCCCACTGCTGTTTGGCGGAGTAGCGTCACCCCGTTAGCGGGTGGTGAACTGCTGTAGTTTTGGCTCGCTACAGCGTGCTATTGTTCATTATAGTTTACTAATATGCAGGGAAAAGGGAAGGAAGGGCGCGTGGTGCTTGAAGCCGTCAAGGTCGCGCTTGACCCTTCTCCTTCGCAGGAGCGGTTGCTGTTGTCTCATGCTGGCGCGGCTCGTTTCGCGTTCAACGCTGGGCTCGCTCACGTGAAGGCCAGCATTGAGGCCGGAGAGAAGCCGGAATGGTCGCTGTATGGGCTGCGTCGCTGGTGGAACGCCAACAAAGACACGCTCGCCGTCAGCGATGATGGGGTGATCTGGTGGGGCGAGAACTCCAAGGAAGCCTACAGTAGCGGGCTCGAGGCCTTGGCGAAAGGCTTGACGAATTGGTCGAAAAGCCGGAAAGGCGACCGGAAGGGCCACCGTGTTGGGTTCCCACGGTTCAAGGCGAAAGACCGTTCCACGCCGCGGTTCGCGTACACCACCGGCTTTAGGTTGATCGAGGGTGATCCGAAAGCCTTGCGTCTGCCGAAGGTTGGTCGGGTTCACTGTATGGAGGACGTGACCGAGCGAGTGAACGGGGCGCGGGTGCTGCGCGTGACGGTTTCTCGGCGCGCTGGCCGCTGGTTCGCCGCGTTGGCCGTCGAGCGCGAGGATAAGCCGGTGACACAGGTTCCGAAGGGCGGGGCGGTCGGCGTGGACCTGGGCATCAAGACGCTCGCTACGCTGTCAGACGGGACCAGCATCCCTAACCCGCGCCGCCTTGCGGCCAGCGCACGGCGGGTGGAAGCCCGCCCCGAACGCCCCCTCCCCCACGCGGA